GTCTTAATCATACAACTGATGTAGAATTAAGTAAACAAAATGATGACTTAGTTAATGCCAACAAGAACTTAGGGGATAGAGTAGACTATCTAACTAAAGGTATACAAGATGGTTTTATCTCAGGTGTAGATGACCTAGAAAAGATAGAGCAATTAGAAAAAGATAAACAACGTCTATCAGATAGAATAGATGTGATACTAAAAGAGAATGAGAAAGTGCATTTAGACAAGCAAAGTCTTATGAATCAACTTGAACAAGAGGTTCGTATTGATACACAAGAAGGTAAGTGTGCTGACCTAACCAAAGTAAATGCTGAGTTAAGGTTTCAGATACAACAAGTGGACAGAAATCAAACTGTATCTAAGGAAGCCTATGACATAGCATGGGATAACAATAAGTTACTCAAGAAAGAGTATGAGGAGTTACGTAAAACCTATGAGAAATACAGACAGGATACTTTTGCAGTATTATTAGAAGACTACAACACAGATACAGGAAGAGGTGTATGGAAAGAAAGGTATGAAGCAGAGGTAAAAAACTCAGAGTATTGGAAGGCTCAATACAGACTAGCCAATGACTTGACAGTTATCAAAGGTCATGGCTATGTGTTCAGCGAGATACCTAATGATTGTGATGGTAAAAGGTTTACTGATGACCTTAAGAAGTATCTCAACAAGGAGAGTTACAAGTTAAGAGTTCGTGGTCAGTATCTCGATGAGAAGACTAAGAAGGCAGAGGGTTGGAGACCATACGAATATGGGCAGCCTATGGATAAATCAAAATGTTTACGAGTTTACGTAGACATAAAATAGGGAGAAGTAATATGACTATCACTAAAAAAATGTCAATCATTGACAAATTATAAGAAATCTTCTGGTAATGGATAAAGTGGCTACTGAGTATAGGGGTATCGGTAAGTATCTCTGTACAACAGAATATCAGTTGACAATAAATACTATAAGCCTTATAACATTAATATAAACAATAAAAATGGAGAATGAATATGCCTTTAGATGGTATCTTAGAAGACAATAACTTTGTAAGTATTGACGATGAATTAAACTTTAACGTAGTGTATGAACCTACAAAGTTTAACAAAAAGAAATACGTTATCAATGAGACTACTGGAGAATATCTAGGAGTAGTGGGTAACAGTTTTAGTTGTGCATCACATCCTGTATTCTTCAAGGGTATAGGAGAGGTTATACAAGAGAACCGAACTCCTCACGAACTTAAAGATGCTACGGTCATATCACGCACTGCTCATAATAATGCATGGAGTATGTTGGATATCACATTACCAAACGTAACCTCTACTATAACTACGGATAAACATGAGACTACTATTGCTGAAAGAATAATAGCTTTACACGCAGTAGATGGGTCAAGTTCTAATCAGGTATACTTTGGTTCTATTGACTTCTTTTGCACCAATGGGCAGATACGTGGTGAGCATGACAAGATACGTAGGAAGAATACATCTAACTTCTGTATGGATAGATTCATTGATGAGCTTAAAAATGCCAAGCAAGACTTCTATGCACAGTCAGAACGTCTACAACATTGGGCGAGAAGTCCTATGCCTATCTTAGTGAATGTGTATGATTTACTAAAAGATATCATTGGTTCTGATAAAAAGGCTATGAAGATGGCTAGTCTTTATGCACAAGAAGCTCACACTAGAGGTTCTAATGTGTTCAGCTTGTATAGTGCATTTACTAACTACGCTAGTTATGCTGATGAAAGAAATGGTTTTAATCTTAGGGAAACCGGGAATGATACTAAGTCTGAATCAATGTGGAAGAGAGAGCATGAAGTGGCTAAGTGGATTTCTAACCCTAAGTTTAAAGCATTAGTAGCAGCCTAATGCCGGCAAGGAAACCTATAGCCGATAGTGTTGTAACAAAAAAGATACACCTAGACGAGGACAAGTGGACTAGTCTAGGTCTTCTTTCACACAACATGTCTAAAGAAATGCAGACAAGAATTAGTGTAGCATCTTTAATAAGAGAAGGTGTTGACATGATATTGGAGAAGTATAATGAAAAAGAATAAATTCCCACGATACTTGCAGGAGCAGAAATATGGAAACGGTATGGTTTTTTACAGATATAATCCTACTGCTAGATATATTGAGGAACGTATTGTATCTCGTACTAACTTAGGTTCTGATTTGTCAATAGCAAAAAAGAAAGCTAATGAATTTAACAAATTGATTGATGCATTTTTGCAACAAGAATCTCAAATTGTGTCTGTACAAAACAATCCTACCGTTCAAGGATTATCAGACGAGTATTTATTATCTAGTGATTTCAATATGTTAGCTGATAAATCTAAACAAGACTATCAGTATTTTATCAAGACCATGCTAAGTACTACAGTAGAAGGCAAGCCACTGTCAAGAATATTATTAAAAAATATGACAGGTGCTAGAGCTAAGAAATCTTATGAAGTGTGGCTAAATCGTGGCATTTCTATGGCAAATCACGTATGCTCTGTGTCAAGAAAAATGTATTCATTTGGTATGGAAATGGGTTATGTGCAAGCCAATCCATTCTCTACTTTTAAATGCAGAACGTCTAAGTCTCGTAAAGTTTTATGGAAGCCTGAACAAGTCATGCAATTCTTAAACTATGCTTACTTAGATTTTAAGACTAGGAACTTAGGTTTGATTGTACAAATGGCTTATGAATGGTGTCAACGTATTGGTGATATGAGAATGTTAAAGTTTGAATACATAGATTTTGATAAAGGTATATTAAACTTAGAGCAATCAAAACGTAGGGCAACAGTACATCTTCCTATTAGTTCTGAGTTGTTGGAAATGCTTGTACAACAGAAAGAAGACTATGGCTTTCAAGAATACGTTGTACCTTATCCAAAGGCTATAGGAGGAGCTTATAAGCCCTATGGACTACATGCCTTGTCAAAGGTGGCAAGAAAGGCTATCACCGATGCAGGGCTACCTAATGAGCTACGATTGGCTGATTTACGTAGGACTGGCACTACTGAGATGGTTGAAGCTGGTGTATCTATGGGTCAAATAATGGCTGTAACAGGACATGCAAATCCTAATAGTGTAATGCCTTATATGAAAAATACATATAAAAGTGCAGATAGGGCATTGACAACACGTAAATCCTTCGCTACAAGCACAAGACAAGTGCATAACAGTTAATATTATATATACATATAAGTGAAACATTTAATTGGAATATACATATGAATATACAAGAGTACATAAATGATTTACATTTAAGTGTAGGTGATAGTAGACGTACTAACTGTCCTAACTGTGGTAGTTATAAAACATTTACAGTGACCAATAACATGGGTAATGTATTGTGGAATTGTTACAAGATATCATGTAGCTTGTCTGGCAATGCACGTGTATCACTTACAGTACAAGACATTAAAAATGTTATGAATAAGCAGACGAGTGAACAAGAAGTGTTCATGTTCCCGGAACACATAGTTCCACATGGCAATCGTAAGGCAGTTACTGATTGGTGTGCTACATGGGGATTGTCTGCTGACGAACTTGATTTATACTATGACGTAAAAGAGAATAGAGTTGTGTTCCCCATTGTACAAAACAATAAGGTTGTTGATGGAGCAGGTAGGTCACTAACAAAGAGATTACCTAAATGGAAACGATACGGAAAAAACAATTTGCCATACTCTTATGGATGTGGTACAACAGCAGTAGTTGTTGAGGATTGTGTTAGTGCAGCTGTGGTTGGAAGCACTAAGATTGTTGGGGTTGCTGTGCTAGGAACTACTTTATCCGAATCACACAAGAGATATCTATCACAATTCTCAACAGCAATAATTGCTCTAGACCCTGACGCACTAGAAAAGATAATGCACTTTGCAAAAGAGTTACGTAACTACGTTAAAGATGTAAAGGTACTAAGACTGAAAGATGATTTGAAATACAGAAAAGAAGAAGACTTAAATAATCTAAATTTCCTAACCCCAAAGGAGTGACGATATGGAACTAACACTAATAAGAAGTTTAATGGACAAGGCATTTTACGATGAACATCGTGGTGCAAGATGTCCTGATAGACTGTTCAGTAAAGATGTAGCTAAGATAAAGCAAGCGATAGACAAGGCAATGCTTAACTACGAGAGAACAGTAACACCTAGTGAGATTGAAGCATTGTTTATGTCAAGCAATCCATCAATGACCACTGCACAAAAACAAGCCTATGCATCTCTGTTTGGTAATATAAAGAGAGAGCAACCAATGGGAGAGGATATTGCCCAAGAAGTCCTATCTAAACTATTTCAGCAAGTTATTGGTGAAGACATTGCTAATCTCGGTTTTGATTATGTTAATGGTGGTAAATCTACACTTGAACCTCTTCGTAATATTTTGGAGCAGTATGGTGATGATTTTACACCTAATCTCAACATAGTATGGGAAGACATCAGTATAGAATCTTTGTTATCTAGAAATGATTTAGAAGCTAGATGGAACTTCGGCATACCTAGTTTGACTAGAGTTGTAGAGGGAGTTAACGCAGGTCATCTGATTGAGGTTGGTGCTAGACCTAATACTGGTAAGACATCATTCCATGCTAGTCTGATAGCAAGTCCGGGAGGGTTTGCCCATCAAGGTGCTAGATGTATTGTACTATGCAATGAGGAAGGTCCACATAGAGTTGGAGCAAGATACTTAACTGCTGCCACTGGTATGACAATGCATCAAGTGAAAGCTAATCCACAGAAAGCACAAGAGTTGTATGGCAAAGTTAGAAAACATATAGAGATTAAAGATGCATCTAATCGTGACATGGCATGGGTTGAGAGTGTTTGTAAATCATACAAGCCTGACATAGTTGTACTAGACATGGGAGATAAGTTCGCTAGGTCTGCTGGATTTGCTAGACCAGATGAAGCATTGAAAGCTAATGCAATCTATGCAAGACAGATAGCTAAGTCACACAACTGTGCAATGTTCTACATGTCTCAACTATCGGCTGAAGCAGAGGGTAAGGTTGTACTTAATCAATCAATGATGGAGGGTAGTCGAACTGGTAAAGCAGCTGAAGCTGACTTGATGGTATTGATTGCCAAGAACCCACCATTAGAGGGTCAAGCAGAGGAAGGTCCTGAACGTCATCTCAATGTTGTCAAAAACAAATTGACAGGGTGGCATGGTAATGTTACTTGTAATCTTGATTATAAAACTGCTAGGTATACAGCATGAGTTGTTCTAAAACATTTTCATACGGAGAAATAAGAGAAGATGGCTTTACTTTTACTAATTACTATTATAAAAATGGTAAAAAACATGCAGCTTGGTGTTCTCCTAAAACAGTTATAAAGAGTAGATTGTATAGGGCAAAACATAAAAAAGAGCAAGTGCACAAAAGAAGAAAATTTATTAGAAGAGTTAAATTATTTTTAGGTTGTTTTGTTTGTGGATACAAAGAACATCCACATGCATTACACTTTGACCACATAGATACTAAGAATAAAAAGAAAGAAGTATCACGTTTGGTGACTTATAGTTTATCAATTATAAAAAATGAAATGAGAAAGTGTAGAGTTCTATGTGCTAATTGTCATGCAGTGCATACTGCAACACAGAGAGAGAAGGGGGTATTTGATAATGAAGCTAACACTTGACGTAGAAAATACTGTTACTCATAGAGATGGTAAGTT